CCTCTGTCACCGTCATGGCATTCATGGCATCTACCCTCTTGGTGTTTATGCCAGGCAGTCTGCACAAGAACTGAACGATCGTACATCACCCCTCCTAGGTATTCGACTCCCCTCGCCTCCACTGAAAATCTTGCCCGGCACTCCGACTCTAGTGGAGTGCTGGGCGGGATTCCACTTTTGACGTTTTTGACTGTCGTGAAGGGGTCTGTACGATAGGAAATATGGTCATGGCAAACTCCCACCTCAAAGTCCTCTCCACCGCCGACGTAGCGAAGCGTATGGGCGTGGCGTCCGCCAGCGTGCGGCGTTTCGCCATCGACGGGATGCTCAAAGGGCGAAAGCTCGGTGCTCGAGCATGGGTGTTCGACGAGGACGAAGTCGTGAAGTTCATCCGCAGCTACGACGCCAGCCTGGATCCTGCCCTCGGCGGCGGTCCGCGAGGCCCGCGATCACGCAAGAAGTAGCGTGATTCCCGCGGTCACAGGAAAAAATCCGAACTGCCCTTGACGGGTCTGTACGCTACCGTACAATCCCGCCGCCGACGACGAACAGCACTACGCAGTTCAACGTCGGCATCTTTCGGCCCACGTCTGTACGACAACGCACTGACTTGACGCCAGCAGATTTCAACTCCCCAACTCCCCGTTTCGCCCGAGCGCCACGCGACAAAAAGTCGTTTGACGAACAGGTGAACAGGGGTACAGTTGGCCCACCAAAGAGAACGAGTGGCCGGCCATGGTGGCCGGTAGGACCAATAGGCGAGGGAACCGCCGATGACTGCACGACGCAAGAACGCGGCCACCCTCAAATCACGAGGAGCCCGCGATGGACAACGCAAGCCACTACTACGATCGCCAAGCCGAACAGGCCGACCCAACCGAGCCGACGATTCAGCTTCTAGCGTCGGCAATCCGGATGAGTTGGTCGCGGGACGAGGAGTACCGGCGTCGAGTGACCCGGTGCGACTACACCCCTCCGGATGCCGCCCCAGTCAACGTGCGGACGCTGTCCGCTCCGCTGCGAGCGACATAGCACCAGTAGCCCACCGGCTGATGCTCCGGGCACTCACGGCGAGGGGCGTCTGCATTCGGCGGCTGCCACTCAACGAGACGATCGACCTGGACATCGACAAGCGGCTGCAGTTGGGCGACCTCGAGGCCGTGCATGACATGGCTCGCGAAGCGATTGCCGACCTGGAAACGCTGGCCGACCGGGTGGCCGGTCTGCTCTGCGACGAGCCGGAAGCACTTCGCCGCCTCGCCGAAGTGCGGGTCCGGCAGGACCGCACCGGCCGACCGTGGTACGGCGAGGCAATCAGCGGATCGTTCAAGGATGCCGCCGCGACGGATCGCGGCGGAAAGGAGTCCCGCGGAGCGGGGCATGGACAGGAGACACCCCGGCGAGCCAGGGCTGGCAAACCGGCACAGAAACGGAGTCGGTAGTGCTAGTTCTCAGTCGTCGCGTCGACGAAGCGATCCAGATCGGGCCAGACATCACGGTGCTAGTGACCGCGATCTACAAGCTCGACGGCTACCAGCCGGTGGTCAGGATCGGAATCGACGCCCCGCGTCATGTGTCAATCCGAAGGAGTGAACTGGAGGTTCCAAATGCCGAGCGGAGTGGATCCGAAGCGGGCGAGCGTGAAAGTCGTGGACGGCAAAGCCGCGTTGGGCATTTGCCGGGCGCTGAAGTTGTTGAGGGCTGCACGGCTGATGCTCACGAGTGTCGGTGCGGTCGAAGGTCAGAGTCGAAGTTTTGACGGCGACGTGCGGATGGTCCGCGCGGCCGTGAGTGAGATGGAGAGATGGGCTCAAGAGGAAGGAATCCAGATATGAAGATCACGAAGGGTATTGAGAAGCAGGCTGCGAAGGTCGTTATTCACGGACTGTCCGGCGTCGGAAAGACGACGCTCGCGAGCCAGTTTCCGAATCCGCTGATCCTCGACACCGAGAACGGTTCGCGGCTCATTGACTGCCATCGGGTGCAGTGCCGGGATTGGAGGACCGTCAAGGACACGCTGATTCACCTAGGCCGAGACTCGATGGGGTACGGGTCGATCATTCTCGACTCCGGCGACTGGGCCGAGGAGTTGCTTTGCCTCTATCTCGCCACCAGCGAAGAGACGGGCCGCAAGCATCCCGATCTCGTTCCCTACGGAGGTGGCACGTCGCTGATCGCCAAGCACTTCTCAGCCATGCTCGCTGACTGCTCGATCCTTGTTGATCGTGGAATCAACGTCGTGGTGATTGCTCATAGCGTCGTGAAGCGAGTTTCGCCGCCAGACCTGGAGGAAGCCTACGACCGTTACGAGTTGAAGATGCGTCCGAAAGTTGCTGCAAAGCTCCTCGAGTGGAGCGATGCCGTGATGTTCGCCAACTTCAAGACGAGGGTGGTCGAGGGAGGTGACGGCAAGCTCCGCGGACGCGGCGGCAAGGAGCGGGTGCTGCATACGGTTCGGACGGCGGCGTGGGACGCGAAGAACCGCTACGGGCTTCCCGCCGAGATCCCGATGGAGATCGAGGCTCTTGCCCCGCTGTTCGCTGGCGTTGAGCCGGCACAGCCAGCCAAGCCAGGCTGGCTCGACCGCGTCCGGGCCGCCACCACCGTTCAGGAGCTGGGGCAAATCTCCGACGAGGCCGACAGTGCCGTAACGGCAGGCGACCTCACAGAGAGCCAGCGGAACAAGCTGGACGGCGAGATCAACAAGAGGCATGAGCAAATAGACCCGCAGGAGGTGCCCGCATGAGCCACAGCGACGACGACCGTAGCGCAGAGGCAGCCCACACGGCCGCCATGCAAATCGTGGAGGACGCCGTCGTGGCGTTCAAGCGTGGAGCGATGAGTTTCAATCGGGCCAAGTCGCTGATCGACGACGCCCTAGTAGGTGACGCCGACCGCATTGTGCGGGTCGGAAACAAGACCCATAGCCCAGAGGTGCAGACGTGAAGTTTGACAGATTCAGTGAAGAGGATTTCGCATCGTCCATCATCCCAGACGGTGAGCACGAGATGGCGATCACCAAGATTAAGACCATCGTTTCCAAGAAAACGGGAAGCGAGTTTCTCATCATCACGTTCCGCGACACGAACGACTCATACAACGAGGTTGAGAAGTTGTTGAGCCCCAACGAGAAGCGTGACCAGAAGGCCGCGATGAATATCAACGAGTCGCTGGGGCGGCCGTGGGACGCTGACCTCGATGACGTTCTCGTGGGCCAGGTGCTCGTCGTGAAGACGCAGCGGGCCGTGAAGGACGGCGTGCCGGTGCTCGATCAGGACGGGAACCAGCGCGTCTACGTCAACGGATTCATGCCGGCGACATCGCCGGTCAGCGTGCCGGTCGCCAAGGCTTTGCCAAACCGCACCGCCACGCAGAAGTCCGACGCGGCCAGCGGTGCATCCAATGACGACATTCCCTTCTGACCATTTACCACTTTCTGGAAACTGGAAAACACCAATGGCACAAGTATTTCGCACGGTGGCAAGCAACTTCCCGGTGACTGAGTATTTCCGGCAGACGGGCCAGACCGTGCTCGTCGGGGACGAAGTCTTCGTGAAGGCCGACTACGGCTTCGTCCTTGAAGTGATGGCCGGCGAGTGGTTCTTCACCCGCGAGGAAGCCGACGAGGCCGCGGCAAAGACGCTGGAAGAACGCCGCCGACGTATCGACCTACTGATCAAGGAACTTCGCCGGCCGCTCCCGGCCGTAGCGGCTGCCGATTCATCGGCCGCGGGGAGAGCGCAAGCGGTGGTCGCGACATAACTCCGCAGCCGGGGGCCGGGTGGCATCTCCACCAGCATGGCCGGTGACTCCGACCGTCAGCCGCACGTCACGCGGCACACACACAAAGGACTGTGGCATGACTTGCAACGTAGGCGAAGTGACTTTCATGGCGCTGCGAGGCGACCGCGATCGGACGTGGATCCGCTGCAGCGACCTCATTGCTGCCGGGAGCGATGCCGCCAACCGCCGGTTCACGCGGTACGAGGTGCGGATGGCGATCGCACACCTACCGAAACCGACGGTCAAGCATCACGGCCACTGGCACTACGGGCCGGAGCACATGGAAGCGGTGATCGCTGCCGCGAGGAGTGGGGCGTGACTACCGAGGACGCGATCAAAGCGATCAACGACGCCGAGGACCGGCACGCCGCGATGGTGATCGCCAACACCGTGGCGATG